TCATCGATCTGCTGCGTGAGCCCGATCGAGGCGTTAGAGGGTTGAATCAGATTACTAACTTGGGAAGCCCGATCCAGATCGATCCGCCCCACGCCACTCGCGCGAGTCTGTGCGGCACTGACTTGTCCCTGATAGGACGGCGTTTGCGTCGGACCCAGGCCCACCGGAATCTCAGGCCCCATGGTTCTAATTCCGCCCGGGGCCTGCGGATTACTCTGGTAGAAAGCCTGCTTTCCGGCTTTGTCGAAGTAGGGGGTCGCCGTCGGGGCCCCCGCAGAAACATCCAAGCCTGACCCTGCAGCCACTTTGCGTGCGTACTGCTGCAACGCCATGTGGGCCTGATCATCCGATAATGCCCCGGTATTCGGGGCATGTTGCAACATGCTGTCGAGGTAACGATGCCAGCCCGGATCATCATTCAGCCCCTCGAGCTGGGCCTTCATATCCAACCATTCCTTCGGTCCACCCCCGGAAATTGCGAAACCCTGAAAGATCTTTCCCGCAGTGGCCTGCTGATCGTTGGTTAGTTTCAACAGGGCTTGCCGGTTGGCGATTGACTCATTGGCATTGGTCGTCATCTGACCGATATAAGCCTGACCATAGACGGGAGCCACCCGTGCGGCGTCCGCTTGGAACTTCTGCACATTCAGGCTTCCGTCGGCATTGTGATAGGAAGGATCTTTGGATGCGCTCTGTGTAAAAGTAGAAAGCGCTTTGAGTTCCCGGTTCTTCTGCTGTTCCTGATCCGATTGGGCCTGAACCCCCGCTAAGTTAGCCTGTCCGGTCTGCAGCCCCAGTTGCTGCTGTTGCAAACCCAAAATACCGGAGAGTTGACTCAAAGTCTGCCCTGCGTTCGGCGGGGTAATCGTATTACCGACGGGAATCATCTCGGGCATGACTTACGCTCCGGCACCGCCATAGCCATTGGGACCCACGCCAAATCCCCCCGCCTGCTGTCCATAGATCCCCGCTAGGAGTCCCAGGTTACTCGCCGCTCCACCATAGGCATTGGCGGCACCCACTTGCCCCGCGGCAAGCGCAGTCCCCACATTGGTTGCACTCTGTGCCTGCTGACCTGCAAGAGCCGTCCCCTGCTGTCCGGTGTTCGCCGCGGCACTCTGACCGAGTTGCGCAATGTCCGCCAAACGGCTGTAGGTCAGCCCCTGCTGGGTTTGGTATTGGTTGAATGCATTGCTGAAGGCGGTATTGGCATAGTTCTGGTTGTAGCTGATCAGATCTTTAAGCGCCGCACCGGACAAAGCCCCTTGGCTCGAGGCATCCTGATTCAGTACTCCCTGTTGTCCCTGCTGCAGCTGGAACTTGTAGGCCGGTGAATACTGCTGCATGTAGGAAGCATTAAAGGGCGTCAGCAAGGAACCGAACGTACCCCCAGGGATCGAACTCGGTCGTGTTGGAGTCGCGGGGGCACCATGCACCCCACCGCTCAATATGGGAATGATGGAACCATTGGGCCCCATGCGATAGTTGGGACCGGTCACGGCATAGGGACTCTGTGCAGGCGCAGGGGCTCCAGGAGCACCCCCCGTCGATGTTTGCGGGTTGATCCCTAAGAGATAGTCCAGGTTTGAGAGCGCACCATAGCCCGCCTGCATGTAGGGCTGTTCTTGCCCCGTGATCGTATTGAATTCCTGAAGTGAGATCTGCTGCGCATTCTCGGCTGCACTGGCCTGTGTTTGCGCGGCAGACTGTGCCCCTTGGGCGGAAATCACTCCACCGATGATGCCGCCAGCGGCTGCACCTAAGGCCAATCCCCAGATTTCACCCATAATAGTGACTCACATAAAAAAGTGACACGCCCACACCAGACGCCCATCCTCGGGCGTCGATCCAAAGCCGTTCTTAGGGCGACGCGCATGAAACTTCGGCGCATCAAACACCACAGCACGGTTGTATTTACCGTCGATGAAATTTACTAGTTCCCAATCATCCGCCGACCCTTCGACCATCTGCTTTTTGAGTTTCTTGAAAAACTCCGGTACCTGAACCAAATCTGAGAACGGCGGCATGACCTTAAGCCCCGTCTCCCGGTGCTGGTAGAAACCGGTCCCGCTCACATCCTCGTGTCGTGACAGATAAGCGATACAGCTGTAATCCCCGCTCTGCCGGTCACTGTGCACGTAAGCGGCTTCCGTATCGAGGTTAGTCACCCGGAAAAACATCGCATTGGGATAGACCGGCCGGCCCATCGCCTGCGATAAAGCTTTCACCATGATCGCGTGATGGCCCCAAAACCCCATACCGTCATAGATCGAGGAACCGACTTCACCCTTGTTCGGCCTCCAGGTTCCAATACCCGCCTGAAGGCAAGAAACCCGCACCGCATCGGGATCGCTCACAAAATTATCGATCGTCATCATCATTGCGATACAAACGTCATGGTCGGCGTCCCGCTATAGGTCACGATGATCTGATCTCCGAGTGAGACCGGAAACAATCCGGCCGTCTGCCCCGTCGTATAAGTCCCCGTCCGAGTAAACTGGATCTTGGAAACGGTCCCCCCGTTCACGATCACAAAGCCCCCCTGGGGGGCGATATACGTGAACGGTGAGGCTTTCACCGTAATGCCGACTTCCTGATTGGGAGCGATCCCCAGGTGCATCGCCTGCATGAAGCGATACCAGGCGCTCGACGTATTACCCGATTGGATCAGTTTCTCTTCATACGTCGGCGGTAAGCGGTACTGCGGAGAACTCATGCGTACTCGAGGTAACAGGTGGCCCCGATCACATCTCGAGGAACCGGATCGGTCACGGCAAACTCCCACACCCGGTCGCGTCCCTGGTTGTGTCCGAGCAGATACCAGATCGCCCGGTTATAGGTCTGCCCCACCGCCCCGATCGAGGTCCACTGTTCGGAGCCAAAATTAAACCCCCCGTCATCCGACCATCGGAGCATGCACTGGGGGTTAGATCCTTGGCCCATCTGAAGTCCGACGCCCGGCGTAAACTCGATCTGCAGTTGGCTGAAGAACACCCGCTCCCGGTTCTCTTTGTGCCACTGGTGCGGCGTACGACGGACGGCTTTGAGGATGTTGCCGGCATCGGTATAGAACTGACGGCTCATCTGGTGCAGTTGTCCGCTCTGGTAATCGCCTACCAGACGCACGTCCCCAAAATCCATAAAACAATTCCCGCGGTGGCGATGGTAGACCCCACCCTGGAAGGAGAGCCGCTTATGCCACTGCTTGGTCGTGGCATCAAAGCACCAGGTGATATCGGCCGTGGGGAAGGTGAGCATGTAGAACAGATGCCCCTCCTCCTCGTAGCAATAGCCGATGGCATCAGATACCACGGGATACGATGAAATCGCGTGCTCCACCGCATGGTTGCTCACCCTCGTCCAAGAGTACTGAGCGGTCGTGACCACGATGTTCTCGCCCTGCTCGTTCCGCCCCAACCAGATCAGGACGTTGCCGAGACGGGAGATCGAAGCAAACGCTGCACAGCCGATCTGAGGACCCACCCCCGGAATGCGAGAAAAGTAGAAATTGGGAGTGACCCCGGAGCCATACCACACCTCACTCGTGCGTTCCCCGATCAACCACAGTTCGCGGTTATTTTCGTGGAGCGTCACGATGTTGTCTGTGCTCGAGTCCTTCAGCGCAAAGAAAGATCCGGGAAAGAGCATCTGGTAGGGCGTGGGACCCGTGGTGTAAAAGGTCCGGGTTCCGGGTTGGTTCAGTACCAGGTAGCCTTCGATAAAAGCGACCTTGTTCGCCCCCAGAAACCCTCCGTCCGTGATCCGCCCGAACGGGGCAATCGTGAGTGTGATGGTTTCCGAGGCGTTGGTCCCGGTCGCATTCTGGGACATCGTGATCGCAGGAGTGTTGACATCGACCGAGGCGATGATGGTATTCGCTGGGATGTTCACCCCGAAGTCAGTCAGTACGGCTCCCGGGGAAATGATGAGCCCCGGGGGTAAGGGTCCCGGAAGTGAAATGATGTTGGAACCCGACTGCACCCCGCCGGTGAAGGTATTGACGTAGGTCTGACCGGAGAGAGCGTAGTAGTAACCGGCGACCCCATCCACGATCAGTGCATAACCGCCCAGTCCGTTTGATCGCACCCCGTTATCTCGGATCGAGACCGGCCCCGTACTCGAGAGCAGCGTCCCCACCGCGTTAGCGACATAGGTGGGAATCGAATTGACGGTGGCAGGAGCGGTGATCTGCACCAGAAACACGGTACTGGCGATCACATACAGGGCCTGCGTTCCCCCGGGTAACACCCACGCTCCGCGGGCTTGACCGACCAGGGGCGAGAGCACCGGGTTTAATCCGGGCGCCCCCAGCAGTGCGAGCGGCTTTTTGGAGTTAGGCTCTGGGGAGGCCTCCAGATAATAATTAATCGAATCCTGCGCATCCTGCAGCACCATGGAAGCCGGGTAAGAGGGTCCACAGAAGCCGGGATCTCCGCCCTCGAACATCAGACGAAACCGCCGCTTACGATCCAGCTCGCGTCCGTATGGCGACTGTAGATCAGATCCGAGTCGTATCGAAGCGTAGTCACGGGGCTATTGTTCTGTGCCTTAATCAAGGCTTTGGCCTCCTTGGCCTGCAGTAACAGTTGGGGACTCGGGGTTTTACCGAACATGGGACACAGTTCCAGTCCCAGCAGTTTCTTGAGTGCCCGGTTATATCCCTGAGGCAGGTTCACCAGCTGATTGAGATTGGTGAACTCGGAGAGAATCAGATCCGTGAAGAGGAACGCCGCCCCGGCAATCGTGGGATTGGGATAGATCCAGAGCGTCCCATACGGAAAGGTCTGCTGGTAGGCCATCACATAGGGCCAGGGTCCCGGGACGGTCTTAAGTCCGATCTCGTTGTAGCGGTCATACGAGATCACATCGATGAAATAGTCCAAACCCGCGGCGGCCGAGGTCGTCACCCGGGTAAAACTATTACGGACTCGTAACGGCCTCGGGATCGCAAAATTCCCCGGGATCGTATAAGAGACCGTCGTGGAGCCTGATGCGAGTGCCGCAGCACTCATCGTCAAACTTGTACCCACCAGGCTCACGATCGTGGTCCCGGCGGGAATCAGCCCCCCGGTATCGGTTAACGTGCCTCCGACCTGGATTCCCTGGGCATTGAGTCCATAGGCGATCGTGATCAAAGAGGGCGTAGAAACCGTCAGGACGTTGGTCCCATTCGCCGTGGCCCCGAAGGTATTGGGAGCGGTGGGATTTCCGATCGAGTACTGATACTGACCCGGCGTCCAAGCGAGGATGTTCTCGGTCTGCGTGTAGATGAAGGCCTGATCCGTGGAAAGCGAGTCCAGCAGGTCATTCAATATCTGCAGGACCTCGGAGCCGACCTGATTAGAAAGCGTCTGACCCGGGGAATAGGCATTGATCGAGAGCAGTCCGCCTAAAACCAGATCATTCGCGCTGGTCGTGACATTGCCAGTCATAGAGCCTCGAACGATACGGACAGTAAGTTGGAGGAAGCCACCGAAAGCTGCACCGCACAGCCCTGCTGCACTTCGGTGAAGGCGCTGGGGGTCTGGCCCACCACGAGGCCCTCCTGCTGCTGCTGGGCGGTCCCCTTGACGATGGAGGGACTGATCTCGGAAAACCCGCCGAAGTAGAGCACCGCGGAGGCCGTGAGCCAGTCCAAGCCCACCAGGTTCGGCACGAACTCAAAGCCGGGAGGAGCAATCCCGCTGATTTGGAAATTCACCGTCTGCCCTGCGAGGTTAAAGCTGCCGGTGAAGGCCGTGATCATATAGGCGACGGTTTGCAGGATCGCCGCCTGTCCCGTCATCACAAAAGCGCCCTGGGAGGCGGTCAGGGTGAGTGCGGTCCCAGTGGAGTTGGTAAACGTCGCCGCATTACCCGTCCAGGTATACGAACCCCGTCCCGGCGGAAACAGGAACTGACTCTGTGCCTGAGCGCCGATCAGATCGAACGCCCCGGGATTGGCCAGTAGATTAACCGGGGACTGCTGCGAGAGAACGAAACTCGTCGCATTGCCCGTCAACGAAAAACTCGCATTATTCGCCGTCAGCACGCCCGAAAAGGCCCCGCTCGAAAATCCCACCGTGGCCGAGAACCACTGGGCGCTCACACTTCCATTGGCCGAAAAACTCACACTGCCCGGGGAGACGTTCTCGAGCCAAAACGGGTCCACGAGGGAGGCGCCCCCGGCGTTAAATATCTCAGTCCATCCCCCGGGGAGACTCGGCACATTCCCCCCGCCGGTGTTCCATATCAGTTGGACCACCGCCTCATTCACGCCTCCGGTGGTCATGGAGCCGGTGATCGGGTTGGCAGCACCTGACGTATTGGTGGAGGCGGGATCCAGTGCCGGAGTCGCCGTGAATCCCGCAAAGCGGATATAGCTGAACTGTCCCCCGCTGAAAGCCGCATTGGGAGTCACCGACACCACCGGTGTTCCGGCCGCATTGGCCACCAGATACGCATAGCCGTAGATATTGGTGGTGGTCGCGTAGTAGTGAGTAAAGGCGACGGTGTAGTTACCACTGTTGACCGTATCCGAGATCGTGGGCGTAAAGGCGCTGTTCCCCGCCGAAACGTTATTCAGCTGAAATTGGCTCACGATCAGATCGCCGATCGCACAGGCATTGTTCGCCGTGATACTGCTGGCAATGCCGATCGAAGCGGAATCCGGCTGGCTGATGCTCACGGACTCGTCGCCTGCTGCGAGAGGGCCCAGAGGCCATAACGCGGGTTAGCCACCACCTCGAGTCCAGCCGCTGTAAAACTCAGCGGGCTCGTATAGACGCCGTTATTCCCGAGGACCGCGGCAAACCAGCCGGTAAAAGCACCGGCCGCATTGTGATCGTCCCAGGCCCAGTAACACCAGGGTAGACCATTCGCTTCAGCCGCTGAGATCACTTGGCCAATCGTGGTGTTGGTGTACGAGGGTCCGGGATTGGCACCCGAATTGATCTGTGCGGGATTACCCGTTTGGTTCCCGGGACCAAATTCCATGATGGCTACCGACACGCCGCTCGACTTGAGCGCGGCAAAAGCAGCATACAGCTGCCGGTAGTCCCAGCCTCCGGCCCCACTCGCCACCGTCGAATAGGTCGTCACGGTCGCACTGTTAGGAACGTAGCTTCCGGTCCAAGCGCTGCTATTGGTACTCAAGTGCAGCTGCCAGGCCCCGGCTGAACCGTAGGTATTGGTCGGGGAGGCAAAAGTGCCGTTGAGTTGCGTCATCCCCTGAGCACCGGTAATGATGAACTGATTGAGTCCCGAATAAGCCCCGTTCCCCGTATTAGACGGGTTGAACGGGTGATAGGGAGCGCTCGAGTTCAGCGTGATGATCGTGGGGTTGCCGGTCGTGACACTGGCCACTTGGCACTGGTAGGCAAGTGTGTCGCCATAGGAGTGATACCCGAAGAAGCAATTCTGCTGCGCATCCGAGGACTGAATGCCGGCCGCATAGTTGAGTAGATCAAAGGGATCCTGACCCGATCCGCCCGCATCGATCAGGAGCGGACAGGTAAAGCCGGCCCCTCGAAGAGCTCCCACCGCTCCGCCGTTCAGTGTACCGCCCGAGGTGTAACCGCTCAGACTCACCGAACTCGTAACCGTCCAGGCCCCGGAAGAGCCGGCCGGGTTGGAGAGGTTCACCACCTGATTGGTAATCCCTCCGGCTCCGCTGATATAGGCAAACGGGCAGGTCTGGAACGGGTTCGTACCGCTGACCGTGTTGACCGTGATCGTCGTCCCGGAGATCGCCGAGATGTTACCGACGATACTCTGGTACGCATACTGCCAGGCCTGCGAGTTCGAGGGTCCCCACTCATTCACGATATTGACCACGATCTGGCCCATGTAGGGCACAAAGGCCGCCACCCCGGAAGTCCAGAAGGCGACGCCTGAGGACAGGGAAGCCATATCGTAGAGAGTCCCGCCGTTATAGCCGGTACTGATCTGGGTTCCGGTGGTCACAGTCCAGGCCCCCGAGGACCCACCCGTGGCGGTGATGGAGACGGGGACGGCCGTTGTTCCGTTGGGCTGAAGCGCTAAAGCGGCGGTGATCCCGGCAAATGGATTGGTGCCCGCATTGGAATTCAGCGTTACCGTATTGTTCAGGATCGAGACCGTGCTGATCGGCGTGCCCTGACCATTGCCGCTGGTTCCGCCGCCCCCGGGGAAACCGGCCATGACCATCACCGGCACAATGCCGTTATTGATGTTCTGCGCTAAGGCATTGGCCATCTGCTGCGCGGTAGTCTGCGCATTGATGACAAAATAGAACGTGCGTGCAACGCCCGGATTTGCTAGAGCCCCGCTCGCCTTATTGGTCCACGGGGTGGAGTCGTAGTGATTGCGATTGAGACCCCGGAAGTCGTAGAGGTAGCCGTTGGGATCGCGGAAGTTTCCGCTCGCGTCCACAAAGAATCCGCTGCCGGTGTTGTAAGCGGGGCGAGAAGCAATATTCTTAGGCAGCACGTTGATCTGAGCAGCTCCGCTCGTTACCGCGGAAGCCGAATCGTGCACCTGGAGCACGATGTTGGATGACCCGGAAAACGTGGCTGCCCCCGAAATGACTCCCGCCGACGATAAGGACAGGCCCGCCGGCATACCACTGACCACCGTATAGGTATAGGGACCCACTCCTCCGGAAGCACGCAACTGAGATGAATAGGTCGTCCCAACGTAAGCATCGGGCAGGTTCAGAGAACCGCTGACGCTATCGTAGGGATAAAAGTTGAGCGTGGAGGTGGCAGTGACATTGACGGTTTTTGTTACGGTCGCACCGGCACTGTCGGTCACGATAATCGACAGGGCATCGGTCCCGGTTTTACCGACGGCGGTGGCCCCCTGGAGCCAGCCGAGTGCCGACATGGCATAGACGGTGGCGGTGGCTGTTCCGGTGGCGGTAAAGGCCGGACCCGCTAAGGCCCACGTATAAGGAGGCGCACCGCCTTGGGCCAGCATGCGTAATGAGAAGACGCCGCCCGCCAGAGAGATCGCGTTGTAGTAGTTGCCAATGGGCGTGGCAATCGACAGAGCACCGCTCGCCACGACCGTCAGGGTAAAGGAGGCTTGAGCGGTACTGCCGACCGAATCGGTGACCAAAAGCACCGTGGGGCCGGACTCGGCCATCTGCGGAACGCCGAACAAGGCCGAATTGATGCACTGCTGCCACAAATCGGTGTTGGGAGCGGCGGAGAGGATGGTCCAGGAATAGGGAGAGACGCCGCCGCTCGCCGAGAGTGTGACGTTATAGGACTGCCCGACGACGGCGTTGGGAAGCGAGGGCGTCGAAATCGATAACGGACCCCCGACACTCCCCGAGGTGTTGAAAGTCTGGCCTACGGCCTCAACCGAGAAGAGCCCCCGAGAGGCCTGCAGCTGCGTAATACCGGCGGTAAAACCGATGTTGATGGTGGACATTAGGCAAGCTGGAACACACCATTGGTGGAGTCCAACTGCACGTAAAACGTGTTGCCTGAGGCCAGATTGACCTCACTTCCGTAGTCCCACCACCCGATCAGATACTTATTCGCCGGCGTCGCATCGTAGATGACGACATACCGAAACTGCGCAATCGAGCCTCCCGTAGCGGTCCAGGTCGGATTGGCACAGGTCCCGATGTACTTGTAGGTTCCGCCGGTCTGCGTGGATGAGGTCAGAGTAACCGTCGCCCCACCGGTGCTGTACCCGTTTCCGCCGGCAATCTCGCTGATGCTCGAGAACTGGCTGAACGTGTTGGTCGGAGCACTGTCGGTCAGAGCCACCTTGATGGTATCCGAACCGAAGTTGAACAAACCGTTGGCGAGATTTGCGACAAAGGGCTGGAATTTCTGGAATGCCGCCATAATCAGTACCTTACGCTAGTTTGTTAATGATCTACGCTACCAAGAGAGTAATGACATCACCGCCATTGGAGAGGGCCGCGGTATCCGTGTCCGCCGCGTTCTTGGTCACGGTGTAGTACATCGGGCCTTGTAGAACCAGCGGGGTCGTTAACACCAACGGGGGGCCGGTGATCTGCTGCACGGGGATCGTCAGATTCGGCGTCGTTGTTCCCACCACCGGAATCGTATTGGTATTACCCTGCCAGTAGATCTTGATGAAATAGATCGCCGCCTCCGCATTGGTCGCTACCGCCCCCCAGAATTCCGTAAATCCCCCTGCGACCAGGGTCGGCGTCGGAGCGGCGGTCCCGGTCGTAAAGTGAACCGTAACCACGGTCTACTCCAGGGCCGTCGGCCAGTTGGAACTGTTGAGCGTATAAGGGGACAACGTGCAGCGATTGATCATCAGAATGCAGCTGATGGCGGTCGGCGAAGACGAACTCGTGGATCCACTGGAATTGACCCACTGGATGCTGAGCGTATTGACCGCCGAGACCCAGATCGACCCTAACGACAGTAACGCCTGAAGCGCCGCCTGGGGGTACAGGTCAATCTGATCGTTCTGCAGTAACCCTTGGATCGTGTACGTAGAGGTCGAAGAACTCGATCCCGAGACACTCGCTGCGGGCGTGATGCTCTGATAAATCGAATGCGAGATCCAGTTATTCCCCAGACTCGCGATTGAACCACCGGGCATGGAATGCTCCTTAAAAAAGAGGGACCCCGAAGGGTCCCCAAAAACGGCTACAGTAGGGGGTTAGCCGTTGACTCGTAACGCCAGCGACCGATACAACGAGGCCGGACCGTAGAGCACATCGGCTCTCGTGGGTTCTGAGTCGTTGTTGATCGTGTACTGCGTGACCATGCGGATTGACATGCCCACATCCTCATCGTCATATGCACGGGCAGCCATCTCCACCCCTTGTGGCAGCGGTAGATCCGCAAACGCCAAGGCAAAGGCGTACTTGTGGAATACCAGTCCCTGAGGGCTGACGGTGGCCGAGGAGGCCGAGGAGTTGAACACGATCGCCGTACCCGAGGCAGGCGCTGCGGTGCAGTTCTGGAACTGTCCGCCCGAGATCACGGCCTCCCCAATGTTCAACGTGCAGAAACCGCTACCGTCGGCCGTGTAGACGCCGGTGAGGTTATTGAACGTTCCGTTGGTGAGCGTCGCCGGGTTGTAGTAAATCCCCGTGGTCGCAGCACCGTTCGGCGGGGTTCCAAAGCCACCGGCCGGCAGTACCACCCACTGTTTCAGTGAACGACCGTACTGGCGACGGCTCTGCGGGTTCACCGGATAGACACCGGCAATCGTAAAGACATCACCGACGGTGCACACGGAAGAGCTCGCCGTAAAGCCCTGGACGGTCAAGGTACCGGAAGCGGCCCAGCCCGAGGACAGCAGCGCACTATTGGAATAGCTCGCACCCGTCAACGTCTGGAACGAGGAAGCCGTACCCGTGGGCGTTCCGGTGACGAATGAGAGGATGTTTTGATCCTCCCACCAATCGAGTCCGGCCCACTCTTTCATCACCATGCCCTTCTCGTTGAACTCGCTGATCCGGGCCTGGGGGTTGAACTTGCCGGACTGGGAGTCCGTCACCGCCGACATCGTGATCGGATCCAGGACGCAGTTCTTCTCACCCTCGGTCGGGCAAGCTTCCATCGCCAAGACGGCCCGGGCATCCGAGAACACCTTGAAGGAAGCCGGTTGAACACCCGGAACCCCTAAACTGGCTGCGGTGTTGTAGGTGTAGTACTGAGCCGAGTCCGCATCGATGCGGTTGGCGACAGTGGCAATCTGGGGCTTCAAGATACGCTTTTTGAACATATCCATGGAAAGCGCCAGATCCTGCGTCGTGAACTGAACGTCCACGTGGAACTGATAATTGAGCACCACCGGGACGTAGGTCTCGAAGGTGTCCTCCACGTTCAGCGGCGGTCCATAGGTGCCGATGTAACGCGGGGGTCTGCGAATGTTAACGGTGTTACCAACTTTCGCGCCGGTTTGTGCAAACTCGTTCGAGTATTGACGCTCGACGCGGTTAGCAATAACCAGCTCGTTTTCAAGTACGACCAGAGCCTCGTTGGTGATATAGCTCATGGTCAGGAGCTGCTGGGTCAAGTAAGTGTCTCCTGAGGGGTTACATCAGGAGCACCGAGAGTCAGTGCTTTTTGCGTCTGGCTCGTTCGAATTCGCGCAGTTCCCGGAACGACATCTTGGCAGGATCGGTATTGATCGTACCGGTGCCGGAGCCGGAAATCGGCGTAATCGGGGGCGGTGCTCCACCACGATCGACAACGGCAGGGGGCGCCTTTTCAGCCGCTTTATCCCCAAAACCCTTGACGATCTTTCCGATCTCAGCAATCGCTTTGATCGGGCGTAGTTTCGAGATACGTTCAGCTGTCTCGGGATTGTCGATCAGATGCATCACAATCTCGGGACCGTCGTCACTCTCGGTGATGTACTCCAACACCGCATTGGGAAACCAAACCTGACTGCCGGAAAGTTTCTCGGCAAATCCCTCAATCTTGTCGGCCTTTTCCTTGAACCGCTTCGCCGACTCGGCCTTGTCGGCCGCTTCGCGTTCCTGCGCTTGTTTCAGCGCCTCCTCGTCCCGGAGCTTGCGATCATCGGCCACGGCTTTCTTGGCAGAATAGTCCGCAACCGCTTTCGTGTACTCCGTCCACTTCACTTGACCCTTATCGTCAGTGAAATCCTTGATATCGGGCTCTTTCTCCACCGCAGGCGGGGGAACGATCTTGCGGGCCTCCGCGAGCTCACGCTCCAGTTGGCTCGCACGCTCTTCGGCCAGGCGTGCCCGTTCATACTGTCCTTTGGCGAACACTTCCGCATCCGCGGCCTCCTCCTGAGCCTCTTTCATCGCTCGGTGTTTCTTACCGATCTTCTTGCGGATGATCTCGGAGAGATCCTTATCCTCCGGCTCTAATCCGTCCTCTTCCTTGACTTCTTCTTTCTTCTCCTCGATCGGCTTGACATCAACAATAACTTCTTTCTTGACTTCTAAAGCAGGGGCTTCCTCTTTCTTGGTTTCCTTCTTGGGAGCTTCAATCCTCTCGTGTTTACCGGTTTCGATAAATTCCTGCAGTCCGGCACCTGTGACTACTTTAGGCATTTTTACCCCTGGAATAATGGTAGCCATGCCCAAATGTCATTATCAGACACCAGATCGCCAGGAGATAAATCTCAATCTTATCCCTGACTAATTCTCTCTGATGATCCTGAGCAATCTTGACCAGATATGCCGTAATACATTCCGGACGATAACTCTTTGGAGTCTTCATATCGTTTTCATAAATGGTGCAGTCTGGAAGCACTTGAGCCACGTTTTCAGCCACTAAACCTACCTGTTCATGATAGAAATTGGGATCCTTGTTTACTGGACCCGGCTCATTCAATAGATAATGCTCTACCTTCAAATCCATGATCGATGAAGCATCCAATAGAGGAGCTAGATTTTCCTTAAACTTCTGGGTGGATATTGTGCATGCACTCGATTGCAGCAAAATCACTCCGCCCGCTGACAAACATAAAAAATCCGCATTTGTTCCAGTACTGACACCACTGAGCGTAATACAACCATTGTTAGAACCACATTGCAGAACAAGTGTACTTCCAGCCTGCGATGCATCACCTACAGTAAGAGCCACAGCTTGTGCTGAAGAAACACTACTGCTCGAGACTTCAGCATCTTCATAAGTAACCGGAATACCCTTAAAACCATTCCCGGCTCTCATGTAAAAATGGCCGTTATCCTCATCCCACCGTAAATTCTCAGTACCAGCAGCACCGCCGCTAATCGGTGCTCCTACGTCAGTACCACTCCCACCAGGAAGCGCTGCCCCAAATCCACAGTAATTATTTCCAGTTCCACTCGGACCGCCCACAAAGTCTGCTGTAGCTTTACCTCCATTGAGATAGCAAATAATTCTAAATCCCAGCGTTAATGCACCACTTTGTACGCTGCTGGTCCCAAATAACTCCATCTGTGGTTGACTACCATGAGCTGCAGTACTTGGATCTTTGGCTAAAAGGCCTGACGCAGATGTGCAAGTACTGGCTATGCTTCCAAAAGATATGAGATCTGTCGTATTGAGTATGGCTTGACCATAGTTTGGAGAGCATGATGTTGCAGTGCTGTCCTGATAGACCAATCCATTGAGTTTCTGACCATTGGTTGATCCCGTAACACGCTGCAATTGCACAAAATCATTACCACTGGAATTTAAATTGTCATCCAATGGTACAAAATTTAGATAGCCGCTCGTGTCTACAAAGAGTTTGAAATTATGATGATTTGCGGCAGCTCCACTATTAGAAAGTATAAGCGTAGTCGCCTGAATCTGTGCGGGCGTTTTTTGCTCTATAGTAGGTTGAGCAAAAACACTGCCGACGAAAAAAAGACTAAAAAGCCATCGAAAGTAACGCATAGATATCTACCGCCCCTTGCGTGGCATTGGCCAACACATCGCCCGTGCACACGGCCTGGGCAACGATCGTGGTCGAATTCACCTCGTCAAACTCATAGAAGTTCGACGACAACTGGAAATTGGTCGACAGCGGGGCCCCGAACACACTGAACGGACTCGCCAGCAGCGCCGGAGTCGAACTCGTGCCCACCGAGATCGTGTACGTGGCGATCGATCCCCCGAGGAAGGATTGACTGGCGACAATCTTGATGCCGTGAACCACTCCCCCTCCGGGAAGCACGAACAGAGGCAATGCCAGCGTCGACAGACTCGAGGAAAAGGCGGAATAGGGAAGCCCCGAAGTCGTACGAAACCAGGAGGGCGAGGACTGCAGCGTTCGATCCGAACCGGTGTAGGGACTCGTTAAATTGGGTTGCAGAAACGTCAAGGCCGGCAGGGCGTTTGCTTGCCCCAGGATCGGCGAGTTATTCCTCGTGATCGCCGTTCCGACGCCCGTCGCCAGAGTAGTCACATCAATTCGCCGTGGTCTTGATCGAGTAGTATTCGAGCACCATGTTGTCCGTCCCCGCCGCCAGGTTGATCGAAAATGACACCGTCTGGTTCGCGTTAGTCGCCACGCTGAGACGACTGACGCCCCCCGTGGTGGTGCCGACCTGAGAGTTCGCCGTGGTCGCCTGCTGGCCCTGCATGATCGAGACTTGAGAATTATTCACCCCCGCATTGCACATCTTGACGCTGATGCGATTCACGGGTTGAGTGGTCATCGGGTTATTCGGACCAAAGGTGTTGAGTCGGACCGCGACCGTCTTATTGTTGGCGCTATTGGTGCTGACCGTTCCGGCATCATAGTCAATGCAGCCGTTGATCCCGAGTGTATTGGCCAGCATCGTATTTTGAGGGAGCACAATCGCACTGCCCGTGGTCTGCGCCATCGTGCCCGAGGTCAGACCCGAAAAGGCGGTGGTGGATCCCGGGATCGCCGGTTTACCACTGGTATACGCATTGTTGTAACAGGTTCCCGTCGCAAGCGATGCCATCACGCAGTAATACATGCCCGCGGTAGGTCCTGCAGTGACTCCTGAGAAGTACAGGTAAATGCTGGCGTAGGTCGTCGAGAAGGCGGCCGGGTAAGTCACGCCGTTACCCGGCGACTGAGCGGCGGTGCCTGAACCCGAAATCCACGAATTAGCGTTGGCGAACGGTCCGGTACCAGAGAGCGAGACGGCGAGCGTGCAGTTAGCGACCGTGGTAGAAGACTGAGAAGTGATGAGACAGGTCTTATAGGTCGTATCGAGTACCGTCACAACGCGGTTGACATCGCTTGCGGAGTTTGAGAAACAGGCCGCACTGCAGGTGACCGTCGTCGCACCCGAAGTCGCTCCAAAGGTGATCGTCGCGGAGGCGGCAGGAGCCACCCCAATGACGATGTTGCCCGTCGTATCCACAAAGGTGTTAGGCAGCACCGCGAACGGAATAGCGCTCTGCAGGAGCGGCGTGGACGCACCACAGGCCGATCCAGCCCCTGAGAGTAGCCCCGCACTATTGGCCTGTACGCACTGAGTACTGCCCGAGATACCCGTATCCGTCAGGCTGCCGACAAAGACCGCCGGATCCGTATAACCATTACCCGTACAGGGAGCGACCCGGGTATAAGTCTGGGTGGCTCCAAAGAACACCGCATTGGCGGTATTGCCGACCCAGGGGGCGTTATTCGCCAGCAGTCCACAGCCGATGGTGTTGTGGTTATCGTTGGCCACATAAATGCAATACTGGCCGGCATACGGACCGTTGCCGATCGCACACTGCCAGGCATCAATGGTCGATACCGTCGCATTGAGGTAATAACCGGCCTGACCCGGGGGCGGGTTATCACAGATCGCACTCACCAACCCCGTCTTGATCGCCTCGATGTCGTAACAGGGACCGACGGCGTAAGCAAAGAAGTGGGACTGACCGCTGATGCGATCATCCGCCCCGTTGATCAGCATCCCACCCCAGATCGCCGTATCGCCATTGGTCTGCAGGACCTGCGTGTCATTACTCTGGTTCTGCTCGTAGTTATAAGCCGGCCACTGCGGGACCGCATTGGTATCCGTGTGCAATACGTTGTCGGTCAACACCACGTTCGCGGCCGCATCCCCCGCCCCGTCCCCGATCAGTACATTCTCAATGACCGCATTTTCCAAGGCACTGTGCTGCAACACCCACCGTGCGGCTGACAGGTAAGCGTTGTAATTAGCAATCCCCATCCCCTGGAATTCGCAGTCCTCGATCACCGGCTTAAAAAACAAGCTGGTCTGCGACTGGAACGGCACCGTAATCTGCGCATTCATATTGGCCAAGGCGATGATGCGGGCACCCTGGCACAGCAATGAGAAGCGATAGGTATTGGGCAGGGTAATCGGGTTCTGGAACCCGTAAGCCAACGGGACCGTGGCCCAGGCGGGTTTCACCGTCGCCGGGAAAATGAGAGACACCGGATTCTTCGATAAAGCGGCCGCCATCGCCGCATCATCGAAATGCCCAATCGCCAGCTGTTCGGATTTGGAAGCGTAAGAAGTGACGGCATTGACGCCGGAGACAAAGGTAAAGCTTCCCGTGGATCCATTCCAGGCCACTGAGGCCACCTGACCCGTTAGCGGCAAACCGATATAGGTCAGCGTAAAAGTGGCTCCAGAACCGGAACCCGAAGTCACCAGCTGGGCAGCGGCTGCTCCGGGTGCCGTCGAATACTGACCGCCTCCGACCACGCCGAACGCCGTGATTCCACCGGCCGAGACCGTGAGCACCCGGATGACCGCACGGTTAGTACCAGTGAAGCTTTGCGCGGTGACATCGGAACCGCTGTAAGTCGTCTGGTAAGTGCCTGTTCCGCCCGTGCCTGAGATAAAGTCACGGATGATCACGGCATTGGGCCCACCGCTCCACGTCAGCACTTCACCGAGGTAGACCTGGGTCCCCGCGGAGAATGAGTTGATCGTCATGATGCCGGTCGCACCCACGATCTGAGCGTTGAAGGTCGCCCCGTTGACCGGAGTTCCACCCGCAATGACGACCAGATCGGACCCGGAAATCGGAGAGGCCGCGGTCGTTGCGACATAACCGGTTCCGGCGGCAATCGGCGTCTGGCCTCCGACCACATTCTCAGCAGCTGCGGGTCCGCAGCCCGTCACCGTCGCATAAGCACTGCCGTTTCCGTAAGGCGAGAGCGACAGGTTCTCACTCATGCCGCCGACGGTGGCCGGGGAGCCGGTACAGCTGACCGTTTCATTGACCCAGAGCGTGTCGGCATTACACGGCGTGCCCTGATTACAGACATTCACGCCCACACCGCCGCCCGTCGTCGCCGGCGTCGCCTGCTCAATACTCGGCTGAGCCCAGGCGGTGCTGATGAAAAGGCTAAAAAGCCATAGATAGATACGCATAGATCTCAACGACTCCGCTGACCGCGGCATTCAGGTTCGCCGAGGTACTGACCGCCTGCACAATGATCGTGGTCGCATTCACATCATCAAAGGCATAGAAATTAGATGACAACTTGAAATTGTTCGAGGCCGGGGTACTCGAGACGCTGAACGTACTCGTAAACAGCGTCGGACTGCCGACGATACCTACAGAGAGCGTATAGAGCGAGATCGCCCCGCCGACAAAGGCCTGGGAGTGAATGATCTTGATCCCGTGAACGATCCCACCCCCCGGCAGAATGAACAACGGCAGATTGTACGAGGTCGCATTGGTGGCAAAATCCGTGTACGACAGGGCCTCGGTCACCTTGAACCAGTTCGCCGAAGAGCCCAGCGTCTGGCCCGAACTTGAATAAGGATTGGTCGTCTGCAACAACGTCAAACTGCGCTGTGCAGGAGCATTCCCTAAGAGGGAGATGACGTTTTTGGTCAGTTGCGTCGCGGGCCCAATCCGGGGCGAGGTCACGTCAGTCCCTTATTCATTCGGACGTTCTCGATCACCAAACCGGGCTCCGGCCGATCGACTTCCTGTTGCACACTCTGGGGCTGCAATTCACTCACCTGGTTCTGTACGCACTGTTCCTGAAGCGGTTTCGTATTGTGTCCGTCCTCGAGCACAATCAACCCCTGCGACTGGGGGATCACCGGCTGCGAAGCCCCTAAGGGACCTGCGAGTCCCCCGGTACTCTGCACGCAGCTGACGATAAACACCTGCGTGTCCTTACCGTCTTCGAGACAGGGCATCGGATCGGACGTGTTGACGGAGACATTCAGCGCCGGACCTGGATTGATCAGATTGGGCTTACGTTCGCGTTTGAACTCCCAAGGGGGCAAGTTCTGCGATTGCGTCACGGCCGGAGTTTTATTCATCATTTCTATCCAGGATTGATGGAGACACCAGAAACTGTCACAGACGGGACACGGCTCCAGCGTCGGTAAACTCATGGCTTAGTCAAGGTGGCCAGGAGGTCAAAAGCGGCCTCTTTCCCGAAGGTAAACCACCAGTTCTTGACCTGATCCGAACGGTGGGCGAGCTCGGGATGAAACCCGCTCCAACCCACCACCGCCTGCAGATCACACTTGAACCCGTCGGGACGCCAGCTGATATCGGTATCCGGCGCCTTATCGAGCCTCCAGGCCTTGTTCAGGTACTGGTAGGTCATCTCACTCACCGGGGGCCATGCGTGTGTGGGATCGCCATACGCACGGCAGGAAGCCCATGAGGGCGTGATAATCGTCGCCGTTCCGCCTTTCTGCAGCACCCGGTCGATCTCGTTAAAGATGTGTACCCGCTCCATCCCGGTGAAGTGCTCGAGCACATGCGACATGTAGATCTCAGCGACCTCTCCGTCTTTCCAGGGCCAGCCTTTACGCAGATCGCAGACGTAATCGGTCCCCGGGAAAGCTTTGATATCAACCCGCTTGAATCCCTCCTTAGGATTGGTACCCGCTCCCAGATCGAGCTTCAGCGGCTCAGTAACAATGACCGGTTTTAACTTTCTTGCTTTTGCTACCACATTTGCCCCGCAATCCCAAAGATTCCATCGCCATCGTAATGGCCTACTTTCACGCTGCAGTCGATCGCACAGCGATACCCGTACATCCGTGCCTTGGTCCAGAAGGTCAGATCCTGCGTCCCGATCCCCTTGCCATCCTTGCCGTTCAGCGTCTCAAACCACGGCTTCTCGATCCGCTTGTCCTTGAACATCTTCAAACGCCAGAGGTTAAAGCCCATCCCGGTGCCGTAACACTCGAGCAGTCCCCCCTTGGGATCGGGCGGTTGCGGACGGTAATTGGGGATCGGATCGTTGATATCCCCCCAGATCTGGGCCACCCCGCCCTCGCCCTTGGTGTAGTAGAGACCGCCGACACAGGCGAGTTCGGGATGGTTTTCCAACTGCTCGATCAGTTTGATCACTCCATCCGGTGGAGGGCAGTTATCGTGCTCGATCGTGAGCAGATACTCCCACTTGGAAAACTCCGGATGGGCCAGGATCTGCTCGATCGCCGTCGAGTACGCATCCCCCACCTCCATGCCCTGGGCTAAAACCCGCACCATCCCGTTATTGGGCGGAAAAGCGAGATTCATCCAGGACAAGGCCACAATCGCATCGATCTTGGCCGCCGCCGGAATCACACAAGCAATACGCTGTTTCTTCCATGAACCGCCTTTGAGCAGTCGGGCATGGGTCTCAGCGATCGCCTTGTTGTGAACACCGGCGAAGTCGGCAACGATCAATTGGGGTTTCATTTAGTAATTGCGCATCACAAAGGCGAACTGACCATAGGCCTGAGAAGCACCGGTCTGGATGATCTGGCTGTTGGCAATCGTCACCGGAATGCCCGCCGTGGTGCTGTTGTACAGCCCCGCAAAGCCCTGCAGGTTCAGCGTCGAGACGGTGGATGCGGTGATCTCACCGTACACGCTCGCCGTGAGGTTCGAACCTCCCAGTACGTTCGACATACTGAAGCCGAGACTGGTCGTCGCTGTACCGACCGAGGCCGTGGCACTGGAGAGCACCATCGCCACGAAGTACTCGCCCGGCTGCATGTTGATGTTCATCGGGACCGAGAACGGCCGAATTCCCGCGACCGAGAACTGTGTGGCTCCCGCATTGTTCGACTGCGCTGAAAACTGTGCCGTCGTCGAGCCCCAGGACAGCAGGTTCAGCAAACTGGTGCTGCCAGCCGTATTGGTGGAGAGCGAGGAGGAATAAATCGCTGCCTGCTGCGTGAAGTTCCAGGCCGCGGTCAATGCCGTGGCAGAAGTGGCGGCAATGACATCCACCAGGATATCGAACCGCGAACCACTCACGGGATACAAGCACTGGTAGTAATTGATGCCGAGTGAGCCGTTACCCACCGCAGCGGTACCGGCCAACGGAATATTGGCAATGACTCGCTGCAGGGGACCGGTCGAAAGTTGAAGTTCAGTGTTCGGAATGCCCGCTACTGCGGGGCCGGGATTGGCCATTTAAGTCGCTCCTAGGATTGGGGTTTCGCGGCGTTCTCGCCTGCTTTCAATGCGTGTTTAGCGGCTTCGACGTCGTACCGGCCGCCCACGTGCGTGTCTAAGATCTTGCCTGCCGCGCCTATCTCGGCCACTGCGATACTCGCTTGCGCCTTGGTATGCGTATCCTCTCGAGCCGTCTGCGCTTTGGTCAGTACATCCGCTCGCTTGGTCAATTCGGTCTCGTGATGCCGCTGCGTTTCCGCCGTTTCCTGCATCTGTGTGATGCCACCCTTGTATTTCAATTCGAGCTGCAAGTGCTGGATAACCTGCTGTGCCTGCGTCAACTGCTGCTGCATCGCCGTCACGATGCCTTGGGCCTGCTTGGGAAGCTGCTCAAGAGTCTGCTGCAGTCCCTGAGGAGTAAGAGGAGCCAGACGGTCAGCCAGAGCATCAGCACCGGCAAAGTCCATATGACGAACCACCAGATCAGCACCCACCTTAGCGATCGGTTCTGCCAGCGGCGTCTTGAGTAAGTCAATCATGGCCTCCGCCCCCTCGAGGCGCTTGGTCTCGTAGCCGGGGCCCGTGTCCATCACCACATCGTACCGGCCGACCGTCATGTCATTCAGGATCTTCTGATCCTGCTGCTGATTTAATGTAAGGACCTCGGGCGTCCCGTCGGGGTTGACAATCCGTTGTATGCGTCCCGGCTCTCGGTAGTAGTGGGGAATAAGATCCAGAAGGATCCGTCCGG